GAGTCAAATTATTACTAAACTTCCCAGGTATTCCGATGGGGAAATTGATGAGGCGTTTATGCGTGAAATCCATAATGGATTTAGAATGGAACGCCAACAGGCTCAGAACGCACAGATTGGTCGCGTGGGCACTGCCCCTGCACAGATGGGCGAAGTTAATACTCAAAACATCCAACAGTAATGGAAGACGACATCAAGGCACTAAGCAATCACGAGGCGTTTGCTCGTTTTGTATACTCGATTGAAGCGGCTAGAGAAGAGGTAATAGCTGACATGGCAGAATCGTCAACGGAGGAAATACAGCAGTTGAGTGGCCGTATTTTGGCTTATGACGATATTCTCAAGATGGTCAATTGGACCGAGCTGCGTAAACGCCATCAAGAACAACTTGCATAGCGTGTTACAATAAATTTATCGCAATCATCCAGCGTATACGGATGGACAACATTATGACAGAAAATCACTCAAACGACATCGCCGAGTCGGAAACACCGGTGGGAAAAAATATATCAGTGTCCGAGCTTGCCGCTCGACGCTTAGGTGGTAACAACCAAGTTCCTGAAACAACTGAAGAAGTTGTCGAGGACGAAGAAGTTGCCGCCCCAAATGAATCGGAGGAGACCGAAGTTAATACGGAAAGTTTAGAAGAGATTTCAGAGGAGAGTTCTGAAGAAAGCCCTGAGCAGGAAGTAGAGACCGAAGAATCTTCAGAAGATGTTCTTTCACAGATTGACCTCGATGAAATGTCAGAGGAGGACCTGCGTGAGCTAGGGAAGAAACTAGGCAGCAAGGCTGTTGAGCGGTTTGGGAAACTAACTGCACAGCGTAAAGCCGCTGAAGAGGAGCTTCAAAAGCTACGAGCAAGTATGCAAGCTGAGTCCAATGATCCGCTCAAAGGAAGCCAGGAAGTTAAGAATAACCCATACGGTAATATTGATACTATCGAGGGCATTCAAAGCAAGGCCGACGAAGTCAACGGAATCATTGAATGGGCTGAAGATGTTTTGTTCAATGCAGATGGCTATGGTCCAGATGATGTAGTGACAGAAGTTGAAGGAAAGGATTTGACCAAGGCAGATGTGCGTAAGAGTTTACTCAATGCACGGAAAAGCCGGGACAAGTTCCTTCCAGCGCAACTGAAATCGCTGCAAACTCGTGAGCAAGCGAAACAACTTAAGGGAGCCTTTATAGAAAAAGCAAAGGAAGAATTGAGTTGGTTGCAAGGCGAAGATAATGATACACGCAAGCAATACGAGGCAATGGTCGGAGATCCGAGATTTGAGGAGTTAGAAAATGCTCTATCGCCCGATATTTCGGCACAGCTTCCATACATTATTGCCCATGCTGCAAACAGCATCTATGGCCGCAAGCCAGTCCCTGACAATAAACAATCTGCGCGTTTAAATCCGCCAAAGCAACCAACTGGTGCTGGAGCGCAAGCAGAACGTAAAGCAGACCCACGGGCCAAGAAAGTGAAAGAGTATAAAAGTCGGTTCAACCAAACAGGCAACAAGAGTGATTTCATAACTCTCAGAACCTTACAACTACAAAACCGATAAACCTACTATAATTATGGCGTTTTCAAATACGTTTGATACTACTAATCCAGGTTCGGGTGTTTCTAATCGTGAGGACTTGACAGATGTTTTGTCCATTCTCGCGCCTGAAGAAACTCCGATCCTTTCGTCTCTTAACAAGCAAAAAGCTAGTGCTACGTTTGTTGAGTGGACTGTTGATACCCTCGCTACTCCTTCCACTGCTGGAATTGACGAAGGTGCTGACGTTTCCACGTTTACAGACCAGTTTGCTGGTCGTGCTCGTCTTGGCAACTACGTTCAAAAGTTCCGCCGCGACTTCAAGGTTTCTGACCTTCAAGAAGCTGTTGATAGTGTTGGACCTGCTAAGATTGCACAAGCGGAAGCTAAAGCAATTCGTGAGCTGAAGCGTGACGTTGAAGCAACTCTTGCTTCTGCTAACGATCGCGCAGTAGAAGATGGTGCTGGCACAGCCTATGCTCTTCGTGGCCTTGGTGACTGGCTTGACTCTGCTGGTCCTTCGGATGTCCCTTCTGGATTCCGCACTCCTGCTGCAAGCATCTACACAACTACTGAAGCTGGAACGACTGAGTTCGGTGAAGAAGCCCTTAACAACATCATCACAAGCATCTTTGAGCAAACCGGTTCTACCGACGACCTCATGCTTGTTGCTGATACTGGCCTTCGTCGCGTAATATCGGACTTCGCTCGCACTTCGGCATCTGCTGACAACAGCGTTCGTCGCGTAAGCTACGATGGTGGAACTGGTGAAATCACCCTTCGCGTAGACCTATACGCCTCCGATCATGGAGTCGTAAGCATCGTCAACGCAAACCCTGCTTGTATGCCTAACTTTGGTGGCAGCACAGCTAACTCCAGCGGTTATATTCTTAACCCTGAGTATGCTGGCATCCATGAGCTGATCCCTATGGGTTCGACTCGTCTGCCTAACCAAGGTGGTGGTGAGCGTGGTTACGTTGATTGCGCTCTTACGCTTGGTGTTTATCACCCACAAGCGCACGGCGTCATCCAAGACGTAACTTAATTGAAAAGACTGGTTGGGTGGCCCTGCTATGCGGGGTCGCCCCACCTTTTTCAATATATGAGTCAAATTATTACTAAACTTCCCAGGTATTCCGATGGGGAAATTGATGAGGCGTTTATGCGTGAAATCCATAATGGATTTAGAATGGAACGCCAACAGGCTCAGA